ATATACTTTTTATTTTATTTCTTACCTCACTCATTACTTTTTCATTGTAACTCGTGTTGGTATTCCAAGTATATTCATAGGTTTTTTCTTGCCTTTCAGCTTCATCAACAAGTCTTTTAGTTTCTTCCTAACTTTAGGTTTTTGTGGTGGCATTGAAGCTCCCAGATGATTACCAGATGCTGTTCTGTCTCCCACTACAAAATTTCCTTACCTTGAGTTTCTTCTTCACCGTATTTTCTAAAAGTCTCGTAAAGTTCATGTGGTTTTCTATACAGCTGTACAAGCTTCTTTATAGTCTTTCTCTTTTGTGCTTGTCTCTTTCTACTATATTTAAACATTAATATCCCCCATCAGTTTTAGAATCATCTTGTCTTTTCTTATACTTAGCTATATTGCCAAGCATCTTTCTTTTTATTTTCTTATGGTTTTTCTTACCTTTGGTTTCTGTATACATAATTACCTCTAAGCTGCTGAATATGTTTTGCCTTCAAATACAAACTTTTTCTTCTTATCTCTTTTAGCTTTGAAGAAAGCTTTTTTGAAAGCTGGTGTTTTCATTAGTGCAGTTCTGCTTTTAGAACTTGTCTTGACTGCTGCTCTTCTAGCTACCGGCTGTGCAGCTTTACCTTTACTTGTATACTCTTTTTCTTTAGTTGCCTTAGCTTGTTTGGCTGCTGCAACTCTCAATGCTTCTGCTCTTCTCTCTGCTTCTGCTCTAGCTTTTGCTTCTGCTTTCTCTCTAGCTATTCTTTCAGCTTCAGTTTCTTTTTTGCCATACAGCTTGTTGTAAGCTTTTTGAGCTTCTTCTCTAGTTCTGTACTTACCAGCATTTTGCTTTAACCAGTCAAAAAATGTAGGTTGCTTAGCTCCTTGCTGTTGTCCGTATCTTTTATTGTATGCAGTCTGTGCATCTTGCCTAGTTTTATATACACCGGGATTTGATTTAACAAACTGTTCGAATGTAGGGTTTGACATGCTTTCTCCTTATATGTTATTCCAATTAAAGACTGTATCGTCTTCTTGTTCTGGCATCAACAGCTTGTTTATTTGTTGCTGTAATACCGGTTCTTTTATTCTCTTTTTTGCTGGAGCTAGTATGTGTGTCAAAGCATACCTACAAGCATCAACAGCATGGTCTTCTGTTGTTGTATCCAAGTCTTCTGGATTCTTATCATCTCTAACCATGTTGGGTAATGTCCTTTCTAAATTCGGACACTTACCCTTAATTATAAAAAACTTTGGCAGTGTGCTCTTGTTAAAGTGCATCATCTGCGACATGTTCTGCCATCCTATTACTCTACTGTTATTAGCTGGTACTAGGTTAGGCAAATATGTATAGAAGGCATCAGCTATACTTTTATCTGTATAGGCTTGTGTTGCTGGATTCTTCCAGCTC